GTTCACACCCACCTGCATTCGTTGGTTTCACGAGGACTCTTTTCCTAAGAGTAACATCCAGGACTATAGGGGATTCCAAATGGAACTCTCCATAGACTGGGTATTCTCTTCTCCTTCTAGCGTACCCGTTGATTCTACTTTCAAAGCGAGCGACTTTCTCCAAGTCGTCTATACCCTCACAGCTACGAGGGTATTTCGCTATCGGAAGTATGAAGAAGACGGACCTTGGCAACTAGTGGGTGGAGCGGGTCAACCTTTGACCTACTCTTACACACAGGACCCCTACTTCACTCACTCGCTCGGAGAGCGAGATGACGAAAGTGGGGTTGCTAACATGCTTCGCTACTCAGCTAAGCGTGGTAAGCAGACGCGACAGTCATACCAGTATTTATATGACTGGTCATCAGTTGTTGATGACAATAAGCGTGATCTTTTTGCTTCGGTCGTTCTCTCTAGCGAAGAAGCTGTGACGAAAGCATTGGACGGTTTCGAGGCTAATCACCTCGAGAGTCTCACAGGTTTAAGTGAGATTCGGTCCTTTATTACCCCTCTTGAGGGGCTCGTCAATTTGGCAAAAAACGTAGCTCGTGGCAACGCCCTCGGAACTGTGGGCGCGGCTCTCGATCTACTTGCCGATGCAAAGCTTCTGTATTCGTTCGGAATCGCGCCGTCAATCGATGACGCGCACGAGATTCAGGATAGAGCTCTACCTGTACTGGAACGTTTCCAGCGAGGTGATCTCTTCGTTTACAAAACCTATTCAGGTAAGTTTACGATGAATCTTCCGAACGACGCTATACCTCCCTATTCTGGTGCAACGCTGGTTGCCCGGAGTCAAGTGCGAACGCGGGTTAATCCTAACTCGCTTCTCGCAGCAATCATGCCGCTCGACGCATTCGGACTTTTCCCTACACTATCCCGAATTTGGGAATTGGTGCCTGGGAGCTTTGTGGCCGATTGGTTCCTCAATATTGGGGGACGTCTCGACCATGTGGACACTACCATCAAAATTCTGATGATGGACATCCAGTACTCGGTACACTCAGTAAAACTTTACTGGGACATACCTAATACGACTCTGGGAGATTACCAGCTACGCTCTCTCGGAGAAGATGTTCCCCAACTGACGTACTATGTACGCACAGTAATGCAAAAAGTACCAACTTTTGCAATGGGTGACATCGACTTTGATGCTGGCAGTGGAATCCCCGATTGGGGCACTGCGGCGTCATTAATGTGGAAGCTTTTTAGCTAACACGTAACGTCCTGTCTCTATTGAGAGACATAGCACCAATTTGCTCGAAAGGAGCGAATACTATGGCAACAACTAAAGCCATCTTGAACCTTATGGAAACTCCGGTAACAACCGAGGTTCCCTTTCTGGTTCGCGCTGATATGGATGAACTTGCGTCCACTACCAGCAGTGACGGAAATACGCGTGAACGCATCTACCAGTATACGGGCGGCGATGAGGATTTCCCCATGTCGCTCCGCATGACCGTCTATTCTGAGCCGGAAAAATACGCCGGTCTCGGAAAAGTGACGATTACGTGTCGTATTGACACTTTCGCACAAGAGACGGATGACACCTCAGGAGAGGTGCTCTGGGAGGGCCCTGCTAGCTGTCGTATTACGACATCTGTGCCTGGCCGTTCAGGTGTGGTCGATTCGGCAGATTTTCTCGCCTTACTCGGCAACGCCTATTCAGCGTTCTACGCGACGGTCGACGTGGGCAATGTGCCCGAGACCGACGTTGTTGACAAACTGAAGAACAAGATTCCGCGCATCACTGCGTAGTAACCTTGTATCTTCAGAGGGTTAAAGTTCCCTCACGGAGCGGATTCTTCGTCAAATCCTTCGACAAAGTCTGCTCCACCAAGATCCGTGCGATGCATGGAACTAACGAACACAATGTTAAGTTCCTAATCACCGCATGGGTTACTTTGGTTTCGGACTCGCCAATTTCCCCATCCTCTAAGCCCAATAAGGTTTTCAACCGTTTCTTCACAGATTTGGTTGGTGACCTGTTTGGAACTATTGAGGAGTTCTCTGGACTCGCTGACTCCATCATTTCTTCGATAGAGCACGGCGACGATGGTCCTTCGATAGGCCCATTCCTTCCCGCTATGAAAGGCACTCCGGTTTTCAAGGAGTATCTAATCTGGCGAAAAGATCCTGAGAATTTCCATCTTCTTCGTTTTATTCTTTCCTTCCTATACTTCGGAAGTAAATTGTATTACGAAAAAGACGATCTCGATGCCACCGCCTTGCGCGGATGGTACGAGGTTGAGGAGAAGTTAAGATCATTGTCTCTAGATCCCGATCTGATATTACTGCTGAAGAAAATTCTCCAAGCAGTCTTTGAAGACTGGGAGTTACTACCGTTCCTTCCGAAACATGGAAGTGGACGTGTAGCTGAGCGCGGAATATGGGGTTCAGAAAAGAAGAACTCTCAATTCCGGTGGTCGTCAAAGATAGACATCCTCACGAAGATGTGGGGCGTCTTACCCTTTGATAGCGACAACAGTGTCGTCACCCCGACGGCACAGCCACCCGACCTTAGTACCGTGAGTCAAGAATCATCACGTGTCAAATTCGTTCCTAAAAACTGGAAGAAGACCAGGACCATATGTATGGAACCAGTCGTCTACCAGTGGGCGCAACAAGCTGTGCGCCTTAGTTACGAGTTTCATCTCGAAAAGAGTTTGTTGAAGCGTATCGTCACTATACGTGACCAACGTAACAACCAACTTGCGGCCCAATTTGGGTCGGAATTCGGGACGGTTGACACGATCGATCTTTCGGCTGCTTCTGACAGCGTCTCGTGGAAGCTTGTTAAAGCTATCTTTCCAGCTAAGGTGTTAAAACTCTTAGCTGCCACGAGGACTGCCAAAGTAGAAGTCCCTGACAAGGACCTCCCTATAGATGTGGAGAAATTCGCACCTATGGGTAGTGCACTGTGCTTTCCTGTGCAGTCTACAATATATTCTGCAATTGTTATTGCAGCTATATTAGCAACCACTTACGGTCTTGAACTAGAATGGGTAAAGACTTACGAGCCTTCGCTTGTCAAGCGAGATCTTCGGCAACTTGTCTTCGACAAGTACACCTTAGAGGCTAATAAGTTTCAACCATTCCACGTCTATGGCGACGATATCACATGCGATCAGCGTGTGACTTCTCTAGTCATAGAGATGTTACGTG